GATCCTTTTTTTCTTGCTGAGCAAAGGATGTTACTTGATAAACAAATGAATGGGGAGGAACTATAATGACTTGGTCAAGAAATGTTGCTCCAGGTATGGATAACTTTTATTTACAACAAATGAAAAAAGAACTTTTAACAAAAAGAGTTCGTAAAACAAAACTAAAAGTTTGTTTGTCATATTTAAAAAATGCTAACTATTTCAAAAGAAGATACGCAAAAAGTTGTAAGTTAGTAAATTATCCAGATAGCAATGAATACTTTAAACTTGCTGAGAGAAAAAGAAAATATGCAAAAGAAATAATAAATACATTTAGGGAGGCAGTATGACATTTGTTTTTAAGCACCCAAGTAAATACAAAAAAGAAAAGTTAGAAAATCAAAAAGATAAACCTATTGAGCAAAAGGACATCCAGGTCAATGTTGAGAGATTGAAACATTTAGGTTTAACAGAGGAGAAAGAAAATGAGTCTATTAATCAGAACAGTAAGTAAGAAAGTTAATGGTAAAACAAAAAGGTTATGGCGTTGGGCATACTTTGGTGTAGATGGTAAGCCTAAATTTATAACTGGTAAAACTAAAAGTGTTGTAGAAGTTCTAGCTAAAAAGAAAGTAGATGAGATAGGTTTAGAAAAAACATCATCATCGCAAATTTTTTTATCTGAAGCTTGGCAGCAATACTACAAAAGTCTTAACCAAAGAAAGCTAGACTTTAACGATGGTAAAAATGTTAAGGCTATTAGTCAGAACACAATAGATGAGTACACTAGCCAATACCTAAATCACATCATTGCTAGACTAGGTAATATTGATTTAAGATTATTAACCGACTCTGTGCTTAATGATTTTGTATCGTACCTGGTTAATAATACTAATTTAGATAATGGTACTAGAAGAAAAATCTTTAATGTTTTAACTAACATTGTGCAGCACCAGGTCAATCCACCACAATCTAAATTGTCTAAAAACGTATGTAAGGACAAGGACTACATGGTTTCTGTGCAAGTAGTTAGAAGTAAAAAGAAGCCTGTAATAGACTTTAATACCTGGTCATTAGATATGGTGTCTAATCTTGTTAGCGATATTAGTAATACTCAGGTTCAATTGATTACTGAGATCATGCTGCAAACTGCTTGCAGACCCAGTGAGGCCAGAGCTTTAAATAGGAATAGTTTTAAGTTCCATTTGAACATACCTACTATTCTATTTGATAAGGCAGTTAAAAAAGGCAAAGTAATTGGTAGCACTAAAACTGATAGCGGTGTTAGAACTCTTACTATTTCTACTAGCCTAAAAGATAAGATCCAGGATTACATGAATAATATGCCTGTAGACCAGGATTACTTGTTTCTTAATAGTAGGGGTAATTTTATATGCGTAGAACAGCTTATTAGCCACCTGGATAAGGCTCTAGCTAAGAATGGACTAAAGTTACCCATAAAAAGAAAATCGTACTTCTTTAGGCATTATATGGCTACTTACTGGGCATATACCAAAAAGCATAAAGGTAATGCTTTGGACTTAGCTAGGGATCTTGGTGATAAGGATATTAACTTTGTTAATGAGAATTACATCAAGCCATTCAAACAAAACGATAATTCTGTTGAAGATTTAGATTATCAAAACAAACACTTTAATTAAATCTTATGACAATTAAAAATGATCTATATGTTTATAGAGTAAATCATGGAAGTAAAACTATCAAGAAATACAAGTTAAGTGTTTTTTTAAAAAAAGTTAATAATGAATTATTTACTAAAAAATTCTTTATTAATAAAAAGGATGCTCAAGAACATATAAAGAAACAATAATTACTTATACCAATATTTATCGTAGTTCTCTGTATCATAGGGAACTACTTTAAATTCAATTTTACGTTTTTTATTTTTTTCCATAAATTCATTAGCTTCCTTTTCAGTTGCAAACAATTTATTAGTAAAGCTAGTAAATTTATCTTTTGGTTTCCAAATAACGAAGTACATAAAAAAAAGGGGGAGATTTCTCTCCCCCTCATCACAACAAATAAATATAAGAGCATGAGATCAACTCTTATAGTTTCACATTTTTAATGACACTTACTTGATGTATTATCCCCAAACTCATTTAAAGAGGGAGCTATTGGGTTATTAGTGAGAGAAGTGTCTTGCCTCATTAATTCTATTGCTTCATGTAAGAAGTAAGCTAATGGCTTTCTAAAAAAAGCACCTATTAAAAGTAATTTATCTGTACTAACTAAATTTTTACCTTTTTCATATTTTTGTACTTGCTGAAAAGTAACGCCAATATTTTTAGCTAACTTAGTTTGTGTGCATAATTTTTTAATTGGTTTCTTTAAAACCATTTGAGTTTCTTTATCAAATTGATCTACTAATATTTCATAATTTAATCTTGCCTCTTTAATTTTTTTACCAATACATTTACTAACCAAAATTTGAAAATCTGATTTGGTATTATTGTTTGACATCTTTCTCTCCTTAATTTTTACAGACTCCAAGCCTATAGTTTTTTACAACTTTTAAGTTTATTGTTACTTAGCCGCTAGAGTAAATGAATTTTGCATCTTCATTCTCTGTGCCAACAATCTGCCTATAAGTTTTGTCATACTTCTTTTTTGCTTTTAAAGTATGTACACACTGCCTACTTCTATTTTTTGCTGGCTTCATAATCTCATCATGAAGCTTTTGAAGTTTGGCATACTTTCTTATAAGGCTATTACTTAAAGCCATCCTCTTTAGACTCCTCATCTTTGGTTAATTTAATTCTTGATTTATCTAATTTTAAATCAAGAACAGTAACCTTAGCGTTATCGCTAGGGCTATTTGATTTTGCAGCTATTTCTGCATTGTCAAATTCTTCATCAACTCTAAAGTTTGCTTCATAAAAACTTTCTTTTAAAACTTTAGTCATTTTCTGAACTCCATTGTTGAGTAACTTTTATTAACTTTTAATGTTGGAATTAATTTTATTTGTTTATCTGATAAAGCAATATTTCTATGTGCCTGATTGCTTTTGCTAATCAAATTTAACTTACGAAACTCTGCAATCAAAGCACCAGCTCTTGCTCTAGTAAATTGAAATTTTTCACCAATCTCTTTATAGGTTGGAGCATAGTCATAAGTTTCTATAAAGTGCTTAATAAAGTTCAGCACATCCTTTTTAATTTGGCTAAGGTAAATATGACCATTGCCATTACCATTTCTAATCTTCATTTATTATCCTCAAATAAATTAGTCACATTTGTTGTATTGCTTCGTAAGTCATTGCCATCAGTTGCAAGACTTTTTAAATAGTTAATTAACTTCTGGTTAAACCAATTAGATTTTTCTAAATCCATAATTGCTTTCTCTAGTGTTTGCCCTCCTTTAGCACCAAACCTAGATAAGTATTTCATTGCTGATCCTCTCAAAAAGCCGATGTTTTCTTCTGGAGTCATTTGACTCATAATGGCATCGCAAGTTTGTATTGCTTTTTGATAGTGAGGAGGGTTTTTACTTTCCATAACTTAATCCTTTTTTTCCATAAAGTCTGATATTTTCAAACTGATGTCAGGTTGAGTATCTTTTGTTTTTTCAACATTTAACCATGCAGCAACTTTTTTTTTGCTACCACCAATAGTTAAGTTACCCTCATAGTGTGGATATTTTTTACCAGGATCATCATTATCTCTAGCTTGTCTTTTCCACATTGCACCTGAGTTATCGTAATTATTATCTGCCATTTGTACCTCTTGTTTGTATTTGTGATTTTAGTTTGTTGTATTCTGTATCAACTCTTAACTGTTCAATTGGATCAGTAGCTATCAAAAATAAATCCTCTTTGTATTTATCTTTGATTGGAGTTAAATTTTTTTCAAAATGATTTTGTGTTTTGCAATGCTCAGCAACTGTTTTTAATTGTTCAATCCAATCGTTAGCAACTTGCTTGACATTTTTTTGAATTTTTTTGGCAGCAGTTTTTTCTTTTTTAGGCTCAGCAATAGTTTCATCAGTTCTATAAAACTGATCCATTTCTTCTTTAGATGCAATCTCATCCCCCATAAATCCAAGAAAAGCTAATCCTCTACCAATTGCTACAGTTTGAGTTTTTTCAAAATCTTTTTCTTTATTGTGCATTTGTTTAGATTCACCAATTGCTAAACAATTATTATCTATAAAAATTTCAGCTATAAATTTATGAGAGCCATTAGATAGCTCAACACTCTTAGTAAGTATTTGGAGTCTTTCACCAAAAAATTCTCTACAAAATTTTAATCGGTAAGCAACACCAAGATAATCTCTATTGCCTTTTACTTTTTCATAATCTGTTTTTTTAATACTTGCTTTAAATTGAGCTATAGCTTCCTGTAAAGTTTTCATTTTCTCTCCCTTAGTTTGTCTAGTTCTTTTTGTAAGTTGCCATTTAATTGTTTGTGATCTTGTTCTATTTCTCTAACGTCTTTTAATTCTTTGGTAAGCCTGGTGATTTCATTTTCTTGTTTAAGCAGCAAAGCATTTTTATCTACTAGCTTTTGTATTAGCTGATCTTTTGGTAAAGAATCGTAATGTGTAATTAATGTTTTAAAGTTCATAAATATCTAAAAATTTTTGTTTGTATTCCTCAGGAACATTTTCCCACATGAAAGTATTTTTTTTAATATCAGAAACATCAGGTACACAAAGCCAGGCCAATTTTTCTATATCACCATCAGCTATTTCTAATTTCTTTTGCCAAGCCTTTTCATAAACAAGTAAAACTTTTAACGATTGATCTAGGTTCTCTTGCTTTAACTCATCGCAATTATTTTCAGTAAATAACTTTCTATCTGTGTTACTTGCATAACTTAAAAAGGGTGGAAGCTGGCAAGAGTTTTTGTACAAAGCAATTTGCATAACATCGCTGTAGTAAGGTCTGGTTGGCACTTTAACATTTGTGTACGTCCAATCATCAATTCTATTATCTAATGGTTTGCCATCTTTTTTCTTAACTGGTTTAGCTGGATTTTTAAGTGGACTTAATTTCACTGAACCAAAACAATTTTTTAAATCACCAAAGTTTTTTGTACCAACTAAATCTAAATACATTAACCAATAAGTATCTACATTGGGTAGCCAAGCAGTGTATTCAAGCTCTGTTTTAAATTTTTGTGGTTCTAATTCTTCTAAATTTTTTAAATGATTTTCAGCAGTTGATCTTAAATTTTTAATAATAAATTTAAACTTATATTTATCTTTTTCATTAAATGGATAATAAGCATCTATATCTTTTTGAATCTCATCGCTGTTAATTACTTCGTCTAAACTTAATTTACTTGTAACAACTTTTTGAACAACCTTATGAATAATTGTACCACCTTGAAAACTTGCATTGTTTAAATTTTTTGTTTCTTTTGGAAATAATATTTTTTTAAAAAATCTGTCTGAATGTTTAAGACAAGCAGTGGACTTGGATGTGTGTTCTAATCCAAATTTCTTATAGCAATCTCCTAAAATTTTAGGGTGATTCGTCATATAAGTTTCTTATAATTTATTTATAATTAAATACAAATAATAATTTACAACTGACTCAAAATAGCTATTGTCTAAAAATGAAATTGATGAGTGAGATTCGATACAGAAATTATAAAGCAAAATTAGTAAAAATTAGCAAAAAACAAGCAGAATCAGGCAATATGTATGGTTGCTACAACCCAAACACACAAACTATATCAATTCAAGAAAACCTAAGTAAATTAATATTATTAAATACAGTTTTACATGAAATTGGTCATTTTATAGCTGACAAGTCATCGATTCGTTTAAAAAATTTAGGTGAGGAGGGTACAGTTACTTTTGTAGCTGATGAGTTTTCAAAAATATTTTTACAAAATCCTGAGTTATTAAATTTTATAAAAAGGTGTATAAAAAAATGAAAGCCTTTTTAATTTTAGCACTGCTCACAGCTCAAGGAATAAATTACGAAAAAATTTATATTAAAAATTTTACAGATTGTGATGCAGCATTTGAAAGCAAAGCAACCTGGTATGACAATCCAAATTTTAAAGAGGGTAACGATCAGATTTGGGGTTTTTATATTTACAATAACAAACCAATAGTAGCTTCGTACTGCAAAGACCAGGAGGGTAACTGGTTGATATGAAAAAAATAAAACAAAAATATTATGGCATAAAATTTAAAAATTGTGAGCATTGCAATAAAGAAATTGAATTAAAAGGTAAAA